CTAGTCCTTTATACGGTCTGAGATACGTTCTAGCAGGTGTGCCGCGATGTGGTCGCCTTGGTCTTCGCGGGCACCGGCCATTATGCGTATCCAGTCGCTCGCCTCGGGTTTGCTTTCAATGGCTGCCCGCAGGTTGGGGTCATAGAGCAGCTGCAGTATGAAGGTGAATAGTTGCTCGTTGACCAACTGGACCTGATCCAACCGGGTTTCGAGCTGCTCTATGCGTTCGTCATCTGTCATCTGATGAAGCCTGTTCAGCGCCTAAAGTCGAAAAGCACGCTTCCCGTACGCCCATTGTCCAATTTGAATGCACCATGTTGCTGCAACTGGATATTATCCCATGTCACTATAATAGTGCCCTTCGCGCCGTCCGAGCAGTTTATCGGGAAGGTCCTGCGTACCGGCACGGGTTGGCCCGCAGGCCCATTCACAAAAGCGCTGCGGCAGGTCCATCCGGCAGGGCTGGCAATGTCGAGGGTGATGGTATTGCCCTCCGAGGCGGGACTTACCTCCATTAGGACAGAGAGTGGCTCGCCATTGCTCAGTTGCCCTTGCCCCCCGATTTCACCGCCACAGGCTGACAATATCGTCAGAACGAGCACCAGGAGCATTGGACGGCAAAAATGGAATGGCATGTCTTACCTTTCGGATTGTTAGGATAGGGAGACGGGTATCCCAGAACCGTGTCGAGCGCACTGTCGTGCGACAGCATGTAAACGATCATCGACCTAAACGATATCGTTCTATGTGGCGGTGCCTAGCCAAACAACTTTCCCAAGTAAGCCAGAGGGCTGGCCATCAATACTATTGAGGAATCTGGCTTCCTCACGATCGTTCTTAGGCAACAATATCGGGATGCCGTCGACAAACATTGTTCGAGCAATACCGATGCTGCTTCCTTCTTGGAAACACCAGATGCCACCAACGCCCTTCTGAGGCGCGTTTGCGAGAACCACAGCCACAGTGCTTTTGGCAACCGCAAACGGGAGAAGGCTTTCCTTGGGAGTGATCGCCCTTAGATTGTTGGGAGCTAAACCTTGTGCCGCGATCCAAGAGCTTTGAAGCGCGATCGGTGACACGCCCTTCTCTTGCATCGCGGGGTGCCAAGGAACGGGCAGGTAGCCGCCCTGCAGTCCATCAGGCCTGACAATATCGGTGTCTGCCGATTCTGCACTAAAGCTGGTTGCGCGCGGCATGCCTACATAGACTTCCATACCAAGGGCAGCGGCCATTGCGGCAACTCGATCTATCGCCGGAACTGACCCGCGTCTCATGCTTTGGATGGCGGTGTTATCGGCTTTTCCAAACGCTTTCGTTCCGAGTTCGACTTGCGTCATACCCAGTTCTTCCATTCGTGCCTCGAATAGGCGCAGTAGCTGGTCAGCTTCATACATTATGTAAATTTACACGTTTTTCCCGAGACTGCACAAGTTAGCGAAATGGATACAGATTGTTTCCAGTAATGTGTAAATTGTGATTGACTATAATATCACAAAATACATAAGTAAGGGCATGAAGTATGAACACCTCTCCCGCCTCTGCGACCTTTACGGCACTCACATCAATCGCGGTGTCTACACCATCTCGGCGCGCATCGGCGTGCACCAATACCTATTCCCTCGCTTTAAGGATGGGCTCGGCTGCAATGTGACAACTTTTAACAAGGTGATGGCTTGGTTCGACGCCAACTGGCCGCGCGACCTTGAGTGGCCGCGCGACATTCCCCGTCCCCCCCGCAAAAAGAAGGAGGCCGCATGATGGCCGTCCAATTCAGCATGGTTGATGAAGAGATGATGCTGCGCTTGCGCATTTACAAACTCTGCGGCAGTTCGGAACTGATGTGGAAGATCATCCCCGCTGGCGTGAAGTCGGCCCTTGATGGAGAGGATAAATTCGTGCGCGCATACGGCCTTAGTGCCGAAGAGCATGCAGCACGAGTGCGGCTAATCCCAGGGCATGTCCTTGAAGTTTATCAGGGATGTTACGCAGCCTATATGGGGCAAGCGGCATGAGCTGGTATTCCGTTATCGCCACCCCAATTGTTGCACGCAAGCCTGACCTGCTTGCCTCCGGCATGAATTGGGCGGGATGGAGCAGGCCGGTCTCGGCCATCCGGGCAATTGCGTCATCCGTGTCGTTCTCTTCTTTCTCCCCGAGCAAATGCAGCGCCTCCGTTGGTGGAATGCCGATTGCGGATCGCAGGTTTTCCAGCGCCGTCAGCACGTCTTGCACGTCGATACCGCCCGTGCTGCACCGTAAAAATGACTTGCCCAATTCACGCCTGCAGATGCGGTCGAGTGCTTCGGAGCGTGTCAAGCGTCTCTTGGGTTTTGCCATCGCGTCTCTCCATCGGTTGGTTGGCACCGTCGATGGTAGGGCGAGGGTCGAGGGTGGGGAAGAAAAATCCCTGCGCCTTGACCCTCAACTTCACACCTTTCCCTCAATCGAAAAGGAGGCCGCATGATGGCCCGTTTGTTGTGCGCTATGGCACGGCTTGATGACCACTGGGTTGGCGATTTGATCGGTGCCGTCAGCCTGTTTTCCCTGCTCTATATTGGCCTGTTTATCGGTGCCGGGCTGGGTCTGAAATGAGCGCCCCAACTCCATGGATTGACCTGATCGGCCAGCTGCGGCGGGCGCAGGTGGCCCGGCGCGGGATGCGCGATATCACGGTTGGTCAACCAATCCGCGATGCCGCCACGGTCGAATACAGCCGCGCGATGGATGCGATCTTTGAGCGGCTTGATCAGATGATGGAGCTGGGCCTGACGGGCCGGATTTCCGAGTATCTGGCGAAGCGGGGGCGTGTGTGATGGGTGAGTTGCTTCTGTCAGTCCCGCGCCCGACAGGCCCGCGCGTTGTGCGCGTAGGGAATGGTGAGTTTCAGGCCGTGGGCTTGATCGAGGTGTCGCCGATCTTTCCGACGCGCGCCGCAGCGGAGGGTTGGTTGAAGCCACAACTTACCAAAGTGCCCGCTTCGAAACGCCCGCAAACCCGATGCTGTATGCGCTGCCGCTCGGACTTTCAGAGCGAAGGCTTCCACCATCGCATGTGTAACAGCTGCCGCAACAGCGCGGGGGGCACCGATACCGGGGCTTACCGCGTCATCCGCCCCAGCAAGCGGGGCTGAGCATGATCCGCGCCGCCGCCCTATCATCGCCCCGCCTGCAACGCGCCCTGAAGGTGCTGTCTGACGGTCGCCCGCACACGACGCGTGATCTGGTTCGCAAGGCGCGGGTGATGGCGGTGAACGCTGTCGTCGCCGAGCTGCGCCACCACGGCGCGGAGATCATCTGCACGCAGCAGGTGGTAAACACCCAGCGGCGGTTTTTTTACACAATGACAAAGGCACCGATCCAGAAATGAAGCCCCCTGTTGAGCGTGATGCCACGCAAGTTCCCGTCGCCGATATCATCGTAAAAAGCCGTCTGCGTCCGGTATCGGAAGCAGCTGTGGAAAGCCTGATCGCCTCGATTGGCGAGTTGGGCGTGATGAAGGATGCGGTTCATTTGCGCAAGCGCAAGGAAGGGCTGTTCCTGATGGCTGGGGCGCACCGTTTGGAAGCGGCGACCCGGCTTGGCTGGGCAACGATCCCGGCCAAAATCTGGGCCGATGTGACCGACGATTGGGCCTTGCTGATGGAGGTTGATGACAACATCGCAGGGGCGGAATTAAACCCACTCGACACCGCCGTCTTTCTGGCGGAGCGCAAGAAAATCTATGAGCGGCTACACCCCGAAACCCGCTCTGGCGCATTCAAAGGCAACCGCCACACTGGAAGTTTAGCGGCGGACATTATGTCCGTCGCTAGCTTCGCAAAGGCCACTGCGGAAAAATTCTGTATAGACGAGCGCCACGTGCGGCGATTGGTTTCGCTGGGCGGCAGTCTTGAAGTGCAGGAGCGGAACGACCTGAGGGCGGCACCGCGTCAGGTGACGCTGAAAGACCTTGGCGATATCGCCAAAATGCCCCGCCTTGGCAAAGAGCGCATGGCGGTCATCGCAGCGTTGCACCAAGGCAAAGCCAAGAATGCCGCCGAGGCTTTCCGGGCGATCAAAGCGGAAAATAGCGGCGTTGAAGTGATCGTTCAAGACCTCGTTGAAGTGGCGTTCAGAGCCATAACTGCGCTGTGGGTGCGTGCGCCGAAAGCGGCGAAGCGCCGCTTTGCCGAAGAACGTGCCGCCGAACTCGCCCAGCTTATTGAAGACGAGGCAGACAGCGCATGAACGCCTTGATCACGCCCTCGCAGGAATGGTGGACAGCCGAGGAGATCGCTGCTGCGGCGCTGCCCGATCTGCCCGCATCAAAGCGTGGCGTGAACATGCATGCCGACAGTCGCCAATGGCGCAAGGTTGGCCCCATCGTAGCCCGCCGCCGTGCGGGCAAGGGCGGAGGTTGGGAGTATAACTGGCAGCTGTTCCCAGACCGCGCCAAGCGACAGTTGTTGCAGGCGGCTGCGGTGAAATCTGCCGCTCCGCCAACCCCGGCGCGGGCTTCGCGCGACGAGGCTTGGGAGTGGTATGAGACCCTGCCTCAGTCGGTCAAAGACAAGGCCCTCGCAAGGCTGAAAATCATTCAGCAGGTCGAGGCGCTGGAGGCCCAGCAGGGGCGGGGGCGGCATCTGGCAGCGGTAGATGTTGGGATGATTTCCGACACTGGCACCCGCACGATCTGGACGTGGTTTCAGCTGATCGAAGGCGTGCGCGAGGATGACCGTTTGCCGTATCTCGCCCCCCGCAATCGGGCAGCGGTGGCATGGGTGCGATCAAAAGACTTCAGCCCGGAATTCTTTGAGGTCCTGAAGGCGGATTTCCTACGCTTGGGCGAGCCGCCCTTTGCCGACAGCTATCGCCGTTCGATCCGCATTGCGACGACCAAAGGCTGGGACGTGCTGCCTGAGCGGACGATGCGCCGGGTGATGGATCGCCGGGTGTCGAAGGAAACCCAAATTCTTGCGCGCAAGGGCTTTGAAGCATTGAAGCGGCGCTACCCGCCGCAGATGCGCGACAAGACAGCGCTCGCCCCGATGGAGGCGGTCAACGCCGACTTCCACAAGTTCGACGTGTTTGCATCTTGGCCCGCGCCGAAGGGCGAAAAGCCGATCATCGGTCGCCCGCAGATGTGCGCCTTTCAGGATATATTCTCGGGCCGGATTTTGGCTTGGCGCATCGATGTGAACCCGAACAGCACTGCGGTGCAGCTCTGCGCGGGCGACATGATCGAAACTTGGGGCATCCCCGAGCATATCTTGCTCGATAACGGGCGCGAATTTGCCGCTAAATCCATCACGGGCGGGGCGACGACCCGGTATCGGTTCAAGGTCAAAGAGGATGATATTCCGGGCTTGTTCACGGCGCTCGGGTGCAAAATCCACTTTGCCACGCCCTATCACGGCCAAGCCAAACCCATCGAGCGGGCGTTCCGCGACATGTGCAAAAGCATAGCACTCGATCCACGCTTTGCCGGTGCCTACACGGGCAACACAGTGATGGCGAAGCCCGAGGATTATGGCAGCCGCGCGATCCCACTCGAGGAGTTCGAGCGGGTGTTGGCCGAGGGCATTGAGGAGCATAACACCCGCGTCGGTCGCAGATCAGAAGTGGCATGGGGGCGCAGTTTTGCCGAAGTGTTTGACGATGCCTATGCCACGGCACCGATCCGCAAGGCCACCGAAGCACAGCGCCGCCTTTGGCTGTTGGGGGCCGAAGGCATCCGGGCCGACAAGAACACCGGAGCGATCTGGTTTCAGCGCAATGAGTTTTATGCCGACTGGCTGCATGAACACGCAGGCGACCGGCTGATCATCCGCTTTGATCTCGCGGCCTTCCATGACGGCCTGCACGTCTATTCCTCGGACAATGCCTATCTCGGCTTTGCACCCTGCCGTCAGGCGGTTGGCTTCTTCGATATGGACGAGGGCCGCTCGATCACGCGGAAGCGCAAGGCATGGATGAACGCCGAGAAAGCAGCACTCGCAGCGCATCGCACCCTGTCCGCCGCCGAGGTTGGGCGGATGCTGGACGAGTCGGCCCCTGCGGCGCTTGCCCCTGTTGAGAGCAAGGTCGTGCGGGGCGCATTTGGCAAAGGCAAAGGTCTGCCGCAGCGGCCTCGCTCTGCGCCCGCGAACTCGGAAGCCGAAGTGCACCTGGCGCAGGTCGTGATGATCGCCGATATCGCCGCGCGCCAAGCACAGCCAGCGGTAGAGGAAGAAACGGCGCGCGAACGCTTCAAGAGAATGTTGGAGTTGGAACGCCGGATTGAGGCGGGAGAGCCCGTCACACGCGAACAGCGCACGGCGCTGCAAGGCTATCAGACCAGCCCCGAATACATCGCCGAACGGTCAATGTGGAGCCAGTTTGGGGAAGCCTATTTCGGATGAGGAAAGCCGCCGAGGGCGTGCAGGCCCTACGGCGGCGGTAATAAGCAGAGGAGAGCAAGATGACACAGGCGACCCATTCCTTCAACAATATAGCGCCACTGGCCAATGTGGTCCGGTTGCAGACCTTGGCGGTGCGGTTGCAAAATCGCGCGCATGGTCTGCCCGGAATCGGCTGTCTGTTCAGCCCGGCAGGCTATGGCAAATCCACCGCAGGCATCTTTGTGACCAACAGCATGGGGGCCTGCCATATTCAGGCGCTGCCGTTTGGTGGCACCAAGGGGTTGCTGACCATGATCGTCAGCGAATTGGGCGAGCGCCCCGCCCGCACCGTTTCCGATCTGTTCATGCAGGCGGCTGACAAGCTGCAAAAGACGGGCAAGATCCTGATCATCGACGAGGCGGATCAGATCCTGACCGACCGCACCATCGAGATGTTGCGCCTGCTGCATGATACCACCGAAGCACCGCTGATCTTGATGGGCGAGGAGCTGCTGCCGCAAAAGTTACGCGCATGGGAGAGGGTGCATAGCCGCATTCTGAGCTGGGTCGCCGCCGAACCGGCCACTTTGGAGGATATCGGGTTTCTGGCCCCGATCTACGCGGCGGGTGTGACCATCGATAGCGATTTGCGCGCGGCGGTTCTGGAAGCCTCACGCGGCTCAATCCGCAACGCCTCGACCAACCTGGCCTATATTTCCGAGTTCGCTGCCAGCAAGGGCCTGAAAAAACTCACCCGCGCGGACTGGGGCCAGAAGCCCTTTCACACGGGCGAAGCCCCGACTGCGCGGCCCCAGCTTGGGGTCATTGCCGGACGGCCACGGAGGGCTGTTGCGTGAAATTAGGGTATCAATCGCTGGACTCTCTCGCCAAGGCAGAGGCCGCTTGGTCCGTTGCCTTGCGCCTTCAGCAGTTTTGCTACGCGAACATCAGCTTTGAGGTTTCCACGTCGCTGCCGCATGCCGCCCATGTCGTCAAAGGCTGGGAGACGGCAGGCAAGGTGCGCCGGATCGACACGGTGGCAGGCAAAAGGAACAAGGTTCACTTTGAGGTGGTGCCGCAGGATGAAATCCGCGTGCTGCCCGTGATCGGTGACGCTTACGAGCAGATGTGGACGACGATGCGCAAGCTGCGCGGGTTCTCACCGGTCGATCTGAAGGCAACTTGTGCGGCTGGGGTCTCGCTGGATGAGGCGGCGGCGTATTGCCGTCACCTGCTGACGGCGGGCTATCTGCGGGTGTCGCAGAAGGCGGTGCCGCCCAGCAAACCTGCCATTTATCGGCTGGCAAATGAAACCGGTATCAAAGCGCCTCGGGTGCGCCGCCTATCCTGCCTCGTCGATCCAAACCTCGGCACGGCGACTCCGCTGGCGGAGGTGGGGCAATGAAGCCGCAAAAACTGACATCGCTTGAGGTCGCCCGCGCGGCATGGGGCGCGGCACTGCCCGATTGGGTCGAAACGCTGGCCCTCGCCTGCGTCAAAACCTCGCAAACCAAAGTGGCGGCACAGCTGGAGTATTCGGGCGGGGCCATCAGCCAGGTGCTGAACCACATCTACCCCGCAGATACCGCGCGGCTGGAAGAGCGGGTGCGCGGCGTATTCATGGAACGTGTCGTGGCCTGCCCCGGTCAGGGCGAGATTGCCCTGCAAAAGTGCCAAGACTGGCGCGAGAAGGCAGGCAAGTTCGTGATCGGCAATCCTTTGCGCCAACGGATGCACCGGGCCTGCAACGGCTGCCCCCGCTACCTGACGGAGCAAAAGCCATGAGTGATGCGGGCCTCCTCCCGATGTCCGAGCTTCTGAGGCGCGCCTCCCGCGCCTTGGGCAAAGTCGACTTGCACGGTCGGCGCGGTATCACCCTGCTTTCCATGGACGAAATCGAAGCGATGGCCGTGGTGCTCGCAACCTTCGGCCTCGTGCCCACGATACCCGGCCAAGAGGCCCCCGAAACCCTTGTGATCAACCCCTCAAAGGACCATTGAAATGACCTTTTATCCGCCTTCAGAAATACCATCTGGTCGCACCTTCATGGGTGATGTCGAATATATGCCCGATGCGAAAGGCGCGATGGTGCCGGTGGGTCTGATCAAGCCACAGCACCTGTTGGAAGACGAATTGGTGCGCAAAGTCATGGGCCATGCCATCGCACTTTCTGAGCAGGTCAGCCGCTTCAAAGAGCACACCTTTGATGATCTTGGGGCCTTTGAGGCGCTGTTGGCGCAGGAATACGAAAGTACCGTCGGTGGTGCCAAGGGCAACAAGACCCTGTCCACCCATGATGGTCTGTTCAAGGTTTCTGTGCAGGTCGCCGACAACATCGTCTTCGGCCCCGAGTTGCAGATCGCCAAGGGTCTGGTCGATGAATGCCTGAACGAATGGGCGCAAGGCTCGCGCGACGAAATCCGCGCCATCGTCACCCGTGCGTTTAATACTGACAAGGCAGGCCAGATCAATCGCTCGGAAATCTTCATGTTGCTGCGGCTGGAAATCACCGATCCGCGCTGGCTGCAGGCGATGAAGGCGATCCGCGACGCGATGCGGGTGGAGGGCTCCAAAACCTATGTCCGCTGCCACCGCCGTGCCACGGTGGACGGTGCTTGGCAGGCGGTCTCCATTGATCTGGCAAAGGCGTAGGGCAATGAAAGCAACCTCTGCTATCCCGACACCTGCAATGACCCAGTTTCGCGATGATCTCGCTAAGCTGCTGGGTAAATACACCGGGCATCTTCAGGGTGATGCGATGCTCGCGCTGGCCGCGTATCTGACCGGGCAGATCGTGGCGTTTCAGGATCAGCGCAAGATGTCGCCTGAGCAGGCGATGCGCCTTGTCACGGCGAATTTGCAACTCGGCAATGACGCGGCGGTGGCTGACCTGATGTCCGCTGGCGGCACGGTGCAGTGATGGTCGCCAACACCGTCTTGAAAACCATCCACGTCGCTTGCCGGGATCTGGGCATGGACAATGACACCCGGCGCGATCTCCAACTGCTGGTGACGGGCAAGGAAAGCCTCGCAAGTATGACCCCTGCCGAGCAGCTGGCGGTGCTGGAGGCGCTGAAACAGCGCGGGTTCAAGCCCTCGGCCGGGAAGGACAGCCGCAACTATCGACGCCCTGCCACGCGCGGAGATATCCGGTTTTGCCATGCGCTATGGGGCAAGCTGCATAAGGCCGGGGCGGTCGATCTACCCGGAGCGCCGGGCCTGAATGCCTTCATCCGCGCCCGGTTCGAAAAAGCATGGGGTGCTGTGCCCTTCGATATCGACGGGTTGCGCGATTGGAAGCAGATCGCCACCGTGATCGAAGCCCTGAAAGCAATGTGCCTGCGCGCGGGGATCACGCTGTGAATGCGGTGGCGGATATGTTCGGGCAGGTTGCTCCGGTTGCGACTCAACGCCCGATCTCGTCGGCGCTGATCCGCCAGTTCCACACTCTGCGACCAGCAGGCGGGTTTGATCTGATCATGGCGGATTGCCCGTGGCAGTACGAAATGCGCTCAGAGCTCGGCTATAAGAAATCCCCGCAAGCCCATTACGCCACCATGTCGATCAACGAGATCAAGGCAATGCCTGTCGAGGTTCTCGCTGCGCGCGATTGCGTGCTGTGGTTCTGGGCGGTGGGTCCAATGTTGCCGCAAGCGTTAGAGGTCATCGCGGCGTGGGGCTTCACCTTCAAGACCCAAGGCCAATGGGTCAAGCAAACAAAAAACAGCAAGCAGACCTTTGGCACTGGCTACATCCTGCGCAATGCGGGCGAACCCTTCCTGATTGCCACGCGCGGCGCACCGAAGACGACGCGATCCGTCCGTAACACCATCTTCGGCCTTGCCCGCCAGCACAGCCGCAAGCCGGACGAATGCTTCCGCGAGGCTGAAAAGCTGATGCCAAACGCCCAACGCTGCGAGTTGTTCAGCCGCCAACCGCGACCGGGCTGGATATGCTGGGGCGATGAGGCCGAAAAGTTCGGGGGCGATCCATGAACATTCCGCGCCCGCCAGCGCATCTCGAAGCCTATGTGACTGCCCTAGGAGCCGAACTCGCCGTTCGGTTCTTTTTGGCATTTGGCGGGGCCGAATTCTATGTTGCCAAAGACCCCAAAGGTGCAGCTTTGGCTGTCGAAGTGATCGGCATCGAGGGCTTGCGGGCCTTGGCTGCGGTGCGCGATAGATTGCCCGCGCGGGTGCCGACGGCCAAGCCATGGATTGCGAAATATCTGTTCACGGTTGAGGGCTTGTCGAAAGCCGATATTTGCCGCAGGCTGCACGCTGCAATGCCGACCGTTACACGCTGGATTGAAGACGGGCCGAGGCGCGCTTGGGTTGACCCACGCCAACACTCGCTGCTCTGATCTCCCTACACACCGTTGTAGGTGAATTTACCACTCCTTTGCATCGCATACTGACCGGGAATTCGCGGGCTTGGCTCGCCTCCTTTTTCCCGAGGACCAGTTATGCAAACCAGCGCCAAAGGTGTCGCCGCCCTTGAACTTGAGGAGGGTGTTGTGCTGCGCGCGTATCGCGACAGCGTGGGTTTCTGGACAATTGGTGCGGGGCTGACTGCAGCCTCCGGTGTTGTGACGCCCAAGGCCGGGATGGTCATAACCAAAGAAAAGGCCACCGAGCTGCTGCAGCAAGCTTTACGGGCGAAGTATGAGCCTGCCGTGGAAATGGCGATGTCGACAGTGATTGACGCGACAGTTAGCCGCCCGAAACAGCATGAATTTGATTCTGGCCTCTCATTTCATTGGAACCTCGGCGCAATCGGTCGGGCAACGTGGGTCAAGAGCTGGAAAGCCAAAGCCTCGCGCGCTGATATTCGGGCGCGTTTGCTCGCGTGGAACAAAGCGGGCGGCAAGGTGCTTCCGGGCCTGACTGCGCGGCGCGAGCGCGAGTTCGCGATGCTGATGGATGGAATCTATCGCGGCCAAGCCTTGCCGACGCCGGTGGTAGGTTTTGCGCGCTGGGGGCTGCTGCTTTCGGGTGCCGAGATTTCCGCCGCCCGCGAAGGCTTCCGGGTGCTTGGCTATGATCCCGGCACCAACATGAACACGATTCTGGACAGTGCCGCCCGAAAATTCCAAGCCGATCATGGCCTGACCGTGGATGGCATCATTGGCCGTGCCACGCTGACGACGCTGCAACGCCGCCTTGATGCGCGCGCCAAGTCGGTTGCCCCGGCGCTGGCAACTGCTGCCACCTTGCCCGCCGCCACCTCCGGCCTTGCCGATCAGATCGTCAATCTGCCGTTCGCGGGCGATGCCTCCATGCTTGTGGTTGCGCTCTGGGGTGCGTCGCTGGCGTGGCGGTACCGCGACGTGATCGCCGCCAAAATCAACCCCACCCTGCCGCGTGTTGCGGCCATTCTGCGGAGCTTCTGATGAGAGCCTTGATCCCTGGTCTTTTGGCCTGCGCCGTTGCGCTGGCTGGCCTGACCGCCCTTGCACCGGCAGATACCACAAAGGCACGGCTGTACTTTGCCGGGCGGGAGGGTTGATCCATGACGCCATTGATCGCTCTCGCACTGCAATCGGGCTTTCCCTACCTCGAAAAGATGCTCACCAAGAAAATCGGTGATCAGGATGGTCTGCTTGCCACCAGCGTAATACGGGCTATCGCCACCCGCGTCGGCACCGATCCTGAGGGTCTGCCAAAAGCTATGGAGGAGATGCCCGGTGGCGTGATCGCGGCCATGCGCGAGGTTGAAAAGTCGGCCCCGGACATGATCGCAGCTTACGACCGGGATCTTCAACTGCAACTGGCGACTCTCGCAGCTGAACAGGATGAACCCGTCTGGATGCGTGCTTGGCGGCCTGCTGGCATGTATCTGCTCGGCTTCCTTTGGCTTTGGAATTCGGTCGTTCTTCATGTCGCCAACGCAATCTGGAAGACCGCGCTGCCGCCCATGCCCTTCTCCGATTTGATCCAGCTAAGCAGCCTTTACATGGCGCTTTATATGGGCGGTCACACGGTCAAGGACGTTGTCAAAACATGGGTGGCTAAATGACAGGTGAAGTTCTGAACATTTCGCCGATCATCGTCTGGACTGTGGCTCTGGGTCAGCTGCTGACCTTTGCGCTGACCATCTGGAACCTCATGGCCTCGGGCAGCCGCGCCAATTCCAAGCGGTTGGATGATCACTCCAAGCAGATCGACGATCAGGGTTTGCGCCTGCAATCGCTTGAGCAGACCCAAAAGACCATGCCCACCAAAGACGACATGCACGGCATATCGCTCGGGCTTGAGGGGATGAAGGGCGAGATGAAAGCGATGCGCGCTGAGATGGAGGGCAGTCGGGAAATTATGGTGCGGCTGGAGGCCATTGTTGGCCGTCACGAAAACCATCTGCTTAAGGGGTGAACAATGCGCGACTATGAACAAGAGGTCCGTGAAGACGCGCGGCTGATCATCCTGAAGGCGCTGGTTCTGCAGACGGACGAGCGTTTGCATTCCGGCTATTTGGCAGCAGAGCTTGAGCGTTTTGGCATCGACCGCCCGCGCGAGTGGGTTCACAGCGAACTGGACTGGCTGGCCGAAATCGGGGCTGTAGTTTTGGCGCGCCCCGGAACTGTCGTGGTGGCCACCCTGACAGAAAAGGGTGCGCGGCACTTGCGCCGGGGTGTGGTTATTCCGGGCATCAAGCGCCCCAGCCGTCCGGGGGAATGACCGATGGCAGCCAAGCGCGGACGGCTATCGTCCTTTCAAACCATGCCGACGCAAGCCACTGGCATCGTGTCATGGGCGGCCAAAGAACTGACCAATCTGGATCGCCCACAGACTGAAATTTACGCGGAGTTTGTCGGCAAGTGCGAAGCCCTGATGGCCGAACACCGCGGCGAGTTGGAATTTACGATTCCGGCCTTTAGCAGCTTCAACCGCTATTCAATCCGGCTGGCTCGGACGTCTCAGCACCTCAGCGAAACCAGAGAAATTGTCGCCGTTCTGGCGGAAAAGTTCGATGCGAAATCCAGTGACGACCTCACGGTTCTGACGGGTGAAACGATCAAGGCGCTGGTCTTTCAGATGTTGGGCGATGCCGGTGACAGCCTGAAAGCCAGCGATGCCATGATGCTCGCCAGTGCGTTCAAGCAGGCGGCACAGGCCCAGCACATCAGCAGTGACCGTCGCCGCAAGCTGGAAGCCGAGTTCGCCAAGAAGGTCGAAACCGCCGTCGATACCGTCGCCAAAGCGGCGGGCATGACCAAGGAAACCGCTGAGAAGATCAAAGCTGAGATTTTGGGAGTTGCGGCATGAACGACGTCACCGAAGCCTACACCGTGACCGCCGACGAACTTCGCCAGTTCATTGAGCGTGCCGAGCAACTGGCGTCCGAGAAGAAGGACGTGGGCGAGCAGGAGAAAGAGCTGTTCGCCGAGGCAAAGGGACGGGGTTACGACACCGCCGTCATGCGCAAGGTTATCGCCCTGCGCAAACGCAAGCCCGACGAGATCGCCGAGGAAGAGTCGATCATCGAAATGTATAAATCCGCGCTGGGGATGCAGTGATGCCCAGAAGGGCGGCTTTGTCCGATCAGCTATTTCGCACGATCTCTCCTGAGGGGAAGCCATTGCCATGGCGTAAAAATAGCGGGACTGCCCTGCGTGATGCCGTTTATGTGCTGAAGGGCTGGGGGCCGCACAGCGCGGGCCAAGTAAAACTCACCATCGACACCAGGGTAGCGGGCGTCTTTGCCGATGACGTTGCAGCGGCGGGATGGCGATTTGAAGTTACGACTAAACCGGGCCTGTCGAAAGCAGGGCTTGTTGCGGCGAAGAGGCGTCGTTCGCAGCCTCTCACAAAAGCCTGATCATGGAATACACCAAGCAGATCGGGGCGGCGATTGGGTTGACGATAACGGTCGGCACCATCGGCTATGCCATCATGCAGGATCGTCACGAGCGCGCCTTGCTGGCATCTGGCAAATGTCAGGCGGTTGCTGAATCGCTCTACACCCCAGCGCCGACCGCTCACACCAGTTGTTACGGCCCTACCGAGAGCCGCAGATGCAGCACTTATTTCACCCAGCCCGATCCCTATTTCCGCACGCTGTGGCGATGCGCGGACCCTGAAACGAGCGGTGCGCTGGTTGAATTTTGGCGACGCTCAACTGAGGTTTTTGCCCGATGAAGATGCTCTCGGCCACAGAATGGGAAAAGCAACGCCAAGAGGCGATGGCTGCGATGCCTGCGGTCATCGCCGAAGTGGGTTTGCCCAAGGTGTTGCTGCCCTATCAGGCCCGCACGGTCAGTTTGCTGGATTCCGCTTGCCAGGTGCTGTTTGTCGAGAAGTCGCGCCGGATCGGCCTGACATGGGGGCTCGCGGCCTATGCAGCCTTGCGCGCCGGTCGCCAGAAGGCGGCGGGCGGCATGGATGTCATGTACATCTCCTATTCCCGCGAGATGACACGCGAGTTCATCGACGCTTGTGCGATGTGGGCGCGTGCCTTCGATGTCGCGGCCGGAGAGGTCGAAGAGACGCTCTTTGACCAGGACGACGCCGACAAGGCGATCAACGCTTTCCGCATCAAGCTTGCCTCTGGATTCGAGATCATGGCGCTGTCCTCAGCACCACGCGGCTTGCGCGGCAAACAGGGCGTGATCATCATCGACGAGGCTGCCTTCGTGGACAGCCTGAAGGAGTTGCTGAAGGCGGCACTGGCATTCCTGATGTGGGGCGGACAGGTCATCGTCTGCTCGACCCATGACGGAGTAGACAACGAGTTCAACAGCCAAATCCAAGACATCCTGTCGCAGAAATCGAAGTTCCAGCATATCCGGATCGACTTTGACCAGGCGCTGACCGAGGGGCTCTATCAGCGCATCTGCCTTGTCACAGGCAAGACATGGACGCCAGCGGCCGAGGCGGCGTGGCGGCAGGATATCATCGACTTTTATGGCGACGGCGCGGATGAAGAATTGTTCTGTGTCCCTTCGTTGTCGTCAGGAGCATGGCTCCCTGCACCATTGATCGAAGCGCGGATGACGGTGAAAACGCCGGTGCTTCGGTTGGAATTACCGCCGGGTTATATGTTCGCGTCGCGGCTCGATCAGGCGTCCCTTATGGCGCCGTTCATGGAAGCTCTGCGCGCGCAGCTGGCCGCGCTGGATCTGATACCGCAGTTTGCCTTCGGCTTCGACTTTGCGCGCTGTTCCGACCTGACCGCAGGCTCTTTAATGGCCATTGAACAGCGCCTTAAACGCCGCGAGGTTTTGGCGTTTGAGCTGCGCAATGTGCCCGGTGTCGAGCAGAAGCTGATTGTGCGAACCATCCTGCAGCATGTTCGCTCTCGCCTGATCGGTGCCGCGTTTGACGCCACCGGCATGGGTTGGACCGTGGCCGAGGACATGGGCCGCGAATTCGGCTTGCGGGAAGACCCTGAAGGTTCCGGCATCGTTATCGCGGTCAAGTTCTCGGAGGAATGGTACCGCCTGCATATGCCGCCGCTGAAGGTGGCCTTTGAAGACGACATGCTGGCATTGATTGCCGACGCCGAACACCTGGGCGATATCCGCACGGTAAAGTTGGTACGCGGCATCGCCCGCGTGCCTGCCCTGCGTGAAGGCACCACCGGCAAGAAACGCCACGGCGACCATGCCATTGCCATCGCACTGGCGCATTGGGCCAGCCGGATGCGGTTTGTCGAATATGGCTATCAGAGCGTGCCGCGTCCGAATGAGGGCGCAAGCCCGACCGATTACACCGACCTGCCTAACGAAGACGACAGCGGCGGTGGATACCGCGCGCCGCTTGGCGCTGGCCTAAGAGGAAGCATCTGATGAAATCCCCCGTCCTGCTCGATGCGTATGGCAGGGCCTTTGCCCGCCAAGCGCTGACCCAAGAAGTTGCGGGCCCCACGCTTGGTGGCGTGCGCAGCCCGATTTCTGGCTATCCCGGCGACGGGTTAAATCCGCTGCGCTTGGCGAATATACTGCGCGAAGCCGACATTGGCGACCCGATCCGCTACCTTGAGTTGGCGGAAACCATTGAGGAGCGGGATTTGCACTATCAGGGTGTGCTGGGCACCCGTCGGCGCGCGGTCAGCCAGATCGAAGTAAAGGTCGATGCCGCGTCGGATTCCCCCGAGCATGAAAAGCATGCCCAGCTGATCCGCAATTGGCTGAAGCGTGACGAGCTGCAGGATGAGCTTTTCGACATCCTCGACGCAGTGGCAAAGGGCTACAGCTTTACCGAAGTGACCTATGACCATTCGGAAGGGCAATATTCGCCCCGTCTAGAGCGGCGTGATCAGCGCTGGTTCCGCTTTGATCGGCGCGATCTGTCGACCCCGATGTTGATCACGGAGAACGGGCAGGAAGAGCCGCTGACACCTGGCAAGTTCATCTTCGCCCGCATGCAGGCGAAATCGGGTCTGCCGATGCGCAGCGGCATTGCGCGCGGTGCTGCATGGGCATGGATGTTCAAAGCCTTCAGCCAGCGCGACTGGGCGATCTTCAGCCAGACCTATGGCCAGCCGGTGCGCGTCGGCAAGTTCGGCCCCGGTGCATCAGATCAGGACAAGGCTACGCTGTTTCGAGCTGTGGCAAATATCGCGGGCGATTGCGCGGCGATCATCCCCGAGAGCATGTCGATCGACTTCATCGAAAGCGGCAATGTTGGCGCGGGCCACAGCATGTACAAAGAGCGCTGCGACTGGATTGACATGCAGATCTCGAAAGCGGTGCTGGGGCAGACCGCGACCACCGATGCGGTGACGGGCGGACTCGGCTCGGGTAGCGAACATGGCGATGTGCGCAAGGACATCAAGCGTGCGGATGCGAGGGCTCTGGCCGCGACGCTGAACCGCGATCTTGTGCCGATCTGGGTGCAGATGGAATTCGGCCCGCAGGCCGCCTATCCACGTCTGCGCATTGAGGAGCCGGAAGAGGAAGACCTGAAAGCGCTGTCAGAGGCGCTCGGGCCGCTGATTGATCGTGGCCTTGAAGTCGAACAGGCAACCATTCTCTCGCGTTTTGGCCTGCCAGAACCGAAATCTGGGGCCAAACTGCTCCGTCCGGAGGGTGCGGGTGCAACGCCACCCGACCCCAGCGGCCCAAATTCAAAAATTAAACGGGTTTTAGATGTTTTTAAACGGGTTGAGCCTCTTTCAGCGCCAACGCCCGCCCTGCAAGCTGAAGGGGCCTTAGCGGCCAAAAAACAGGGGGTGTCTGCAGAGGATTTGCTGGCCGATCAGGCGGCGATTGAGGCGGCTCCGGCTATGGACGCCATGGTCGGCAAAATCGAAGATATGTTTAATGCGGCCGGAAGCCTTGAAGAGCTGCGCGCCATGCTTACCGAAGGGTTTGGTGACCTGCCGAGTGATCAGCTCGCCCAGGTGCTGGCGCAGGGTTTCATACTGGCAGAACTGGCGGGCCGCGCTGATGTTTCGGAGGATGTCGATTGACCGTTCTCGCCGCGACCTTTGGGTCACCTTTCGCCGAGCAGCTCGCAGCCCTTCGCCTGCGGTTTGCCAATCTGATCCCCACGCAAGCTTGGGACGATCTGCAGCACGCGGCACATGATCGCGCCTTTGTCGTCGCAGGGGCAATGAAGGCTGATCTGCTGGCCGATCTGGCGGGCGCAGTCGACAAGGCGATATCGCAACACCGCTCGCTGGATCAGTTCCGCGATGAGTTTCTGAGCATCGCCAAGGCGCGGGGTTGGAACGGCTGGACGGGGCAGGGCACAGCCAAGGGTGAGGCATGGCGGGCAAAGGTGATCTATCGCACCAACATGGCCACGTCCTATGCGGCGGGTCGCATGGCGCAGCTGGTCGACGGCAAATTCAAGTTCTGGGTCTACAAGCACGGCAACGCGCTTGAACCGCGCCTGCAGCATCTGGCTTGGGATGGGCTAGCCCTGCCGCCTGATCATCCGTTCTGGCAGACCCATGCGCCACCGAACGGCTGGGGCTGCACCTGCCGCATTCGGGGTGCCAACACCGAGGCCGGGATTCGGCGCGCGAAAGGTGATCCGGGCAAAGTGTTGCCGAGCGGCTGGCAGTCGCCAGATCCAAAGACCGGCGTGGCGCGCGGAATTGACAAGGGCTGGGACTATGCACCGGGCGCGACGGCCATTCGCGCTCTACTCCCAATCACCGAAAAGCTTGCCGCCTTGCCCTCACCGATCGGGGCCGCGATGGCGAGCTCTTGGCCACAGCCTGTTGTGCGTGCATGGGCGGATGCGTTTGGTGCCTTCGTCGATGAAACCCTGACCGGGCCACCGCGCGGTAAGATGATGGTTGCAGGCTTCATGCAACCTCGCTGGATACAGGCTCTAGAGGCGGAAGGCATTTTGCCCGCAACGGCTGAAATTGCGGTCCGTGATCAGGATATCTGGCACACGTTCCGCAATGCGAAGGCCGGTACCATGGACCTTGGCTGGTATCGCGACTTGCCCGTTCATCTAAGTGCGGCCGATACGGCTATTTTGGATGCGGCTCGATCAGATCGCCCCACTTTGCTGCTGGTTTATCGTATGGCCGGGACGACGAAGCTTGTCGTGGCTGTCAGGTACAAACTTAAAAAGATCGGCGAGATGAACATTGTGGAGTCAGGGCGGACGGTCAACGACAACGATATCAAAGCACTGATCGGTGCAGGAGCAATTTTGATTTCTGGTAAAGTGTGACCTGGGGTCGGATTCGAACCGACATCAACTTCTACGGTGCTGGGCCGTAGTAAGCCCCCTTGCCCATCGGGGTACACCAGATCACCAAAGGAATATAGCGATGATCACGGTTGAAATCAACGATGCCGAAGTTCAAGCAGCCCTCAATGGCGTGTCCGCCGTTTTGACAGATGCTACGGCGATGATGAATGAGATCGGGGGATATCTGCGTGACCAAGCAGAAGACCGATTTAAGACACAGACAGCGCCGAACGGCACGGCTTGGGCTCCCCGTGCGCAGTCAACCCTCGATCGCTATAAAAAAGTCGGCAAGCCATTTGGCGGCATCCTGCATTACAGCGGGCAGCTCGGTAACAGCCTCAAACACGCTTACGGTCCAAATTGGGCGAGCGTGGGATCGCCGGAACCCTATGCGGCCGTGCAGCAGTTCGGCGCGGCGCAAGGCGCGTTCGGGGCGTTCATAGGCAAAGACAAAAAGGGTCGCGACCATTTCCATCACTTGCCATGGGGCAATATTCCGGCCCGGCCGTTTCTGGGCATCTCAGATGAAGACCGCGATGGTATTCTCGACATCATCAGCGAAACCTTGGCGGCGGCGCTTCAGGGTTGACCGCCACCCCTTTAGCGATGCAGGCTTGATCTAAGCAAATCGACAGCGTCCCTACACACCGTTGTAGGTTATTCGGTATCGCCGTCGCCGTCATATTCGCGGTATGACAAAAACGCTCCCCCTCCCTCTTGTGGCGCTTGCTGCGTCCATTGACCTCCCCGATAGCGCAGACGCGCCGGAGTGGGTCCATCTGCTGCCATCTGCAGAGGGTGAAATCCAGACCTATGACCAACGTGGCCCCTACAAGGTGACCGATCTTGCGGCGGTGATTGCAGCGTCGATGCAATCAGAACGCGGCATGCCCATTGACGAAAACCACGCGACAGACGTGGCTATGGCCGTTGGTGGAGCGGCACCGGCGCGTGGATGGATCACCGAATTGCAAGCTCGCGCAGACGGGCTTTGGGGCAAGGTCCGTTGGACCAATGCGGGCAAAGAGCTGATGTCCGACCGCGCCTATCGCGGCCTCTCGCCGGTATTTAATCACACTGCCGACAACGTCATCACGCGGGTGCTGCGCGCCTCGCTAACCAACAAGCCCAATTTGATGGGCCTCATCTCTCTCAACACGGAGAACTTCCCCATGAACCTGGCAGCCATTGCCAAGGCCCTTGGCCTTGGTGACGACGCAACCGAGGAGGCGATCCTCGCCGCCATCGGCAAACTGAAAATCCCGGCCGACGCTCCGGCTCTGCAAACCGCCATGGCAGAAATTGGCGTGGCGCTGGGTATTCAAGGCGGCGATCCCGCCTTGATCCTTGCGGCGGCAAAATCGGCCAAAACCACGGATGGCACGATTACAGCGCTGCAAGCCGAGCTGACTGTCGTCGGCGGCAAGCTGACCGCGCTGCAGTCTGAGGGCGCTAAAGACAAGGCTACCACTTTCGTTGATGGCGAGATCGCCAAAGGCCGTGCTGGCGTGAAGCCTTTGCGCGATCACTACATCGCCATGCATGCCCAAGATGCAGCCCGCGTTGTGAAAGAGATCTCGGCACTGCCGATCCTTGGCAACACTGGACAGATCATCCTGCCGCCGCCCGGCTCGGATGCCGAAATCACCGCGTTGAACTCTGAGCAGCTGCAGGTCGCAGATCAGCTTGGCATTGCGCACGATAAGTTCCTCGCCTCGCTGCGTGCAGATGCCAAGAAGGGTGTAAACTGATGACTGCCTTGACCGATAACCGCTCTACCAAGCAGCTTGCAGCGGGCGACCGTTCGGGCCTTCTGGGCGCGAACCAGACGATCTACGCGGGCTCGCTTTTGATGCGCAACGTCGCAGGCCAGCTGATCAAAGGCGCGCTTGCGACCGGCTCGTTCGGCGCAGGCCGCGCGGAAGCGCCCGGCCTCAGCACTACGGCTGGCGTCACGCCTCAGACTTTCCGTGAGGGCGTGTTTCAATACGCCAACTCGGCCTCGGGCGATCTGATCGCAATCGCCGATATCGGCACCGTTTGCTACATCGTCGATGACCAGACGGTCGCCAAAACCAGCGCCAGCGCAACCCGTTCCCCCGCAGGCATCGTGGTTGATGTGGATGCCAATGGCGTCTTCGTCCGCCTGGACGAAGCCCTCACCCGCGCAACGCTCTCGTAAGGATCACAGGCATGCTGATTACAAACACCGCTCTTCAGGCTCTGCGCGTCGGTTTCAATACCGAATACCAGAATGCCTTTGACGCCGTTCCCAAGCTCAAGGACCGCGTCGCCAAAACTGTTAAGTCGAGCACCGCCCTGAACACCTATGGCTGGATGAAGGGCCTGACTGGTCTGCGTGAATGGATCGGCCAACGGCAGATCGATAACTTGTCGGAAGCTTCCTACACGCTGATGAACAAGCATTTCGAGAAAACCATCTCGGTCAACCGCAACAATATCGAAGACGACAACCTCGGCATGTACTCGGACGGCTTTTCCATGATGGGCGACGGCGCGGCGCGCCTGCCTGAGGAACTGGTTTGGGGTCTGCTGAAAGCTGGCTTCGCCACCAACTGCTGGGATGGCCAATATTTCTTTGACACTGACCACCCGATCATGTTGGCGGACGGCTCGATGGGCACCTACGCCAACACCGACGCCGGTTCGGGTGCGCCTTGGTTCCTGATGTGCACCAACCGGCCACTGAAGCCGATCATCTATCAAGAGCGCAAGGCACCTTCCTTCACCGCGAAAGACAATGAGAAAGACGACAACGTCTTCGAGCGGAACGAGTTCGTCTACGGCGTCGATATGCGGTGCAACGTTGGCTACGGCCTGCCGCAGCTCGCTTGGGGCTCTAAGCAAACGTTGAGCCCGGCAAACTACGCCATCGCGCGCGCCGGTATTCAAAGCATGAAGGCGGACGGTGGCGGGCCGTTGGGCTTGGTGCCGAACCTGCTTGTCGTGCCGCCCTCATTGGAGAGCGCCGGTCGCCAGTTGCTCAACTCGGAATATGGCACGGGTGGTGTCACCAACGAATGGAAAGGCACGGCAGAACTGCTGGTCGTGCCGTGGCTGGCCTAAGCGCTGGTCGGTTTTATCAGAGGGGGCGGTCATGCCCGCCCCCTTCATCAAGCCGAGAAGCCAATAGGAGCACCCCGTGGCCAAAGCGAAACCTGCAATCGATGAGACCCAACCGCCCGCCTCGGTCGAGGCGGCAGCTGATCCTGTGCCCGATATCATCAGCGCACCCAAAGAGGTGGAAGCTGACACGACATTGCCTGCGACGGGGGTTGGCGCACCGGCTCAAGCGGTGGGCGATGAGACGTCAACCGCCGCCGAAGCCAGTCCTGTTGCCGATTTTGAGACCAGCCTGCGGAAGGAGCAAACCGTCGTCGTCAAAGGTCCGCTGCAAGGGCGTTGGCGCGTCGGTCGGCATTTCACCATCGAGCCCACTTCGATTCCGCTCGGCGAACTGACCCAAGCCGAGATCGAGGCGCTCTGCGGTGACCTGATGCTGACCGTTGGTATCGTTGCCGCGCCTTACTGAAATTCCGAGCGAAAGGATCAATCGCGAAGCTGAAGGGCAAACGGGCCGAACCAGAAACCCCGCCGACAGCCGATCCAAGTAGGCGCGCCCGCCGCGAAGCGGGATGCAACGGGGTCAAGGAGACCGTGACAGACCGGAGAGTACGGTCACCGTTAAACCCTGAATCTCAAGGATGCTCCATGCACCGTATCGTCTCTCTCTCGATGTTTGCGTTTGCTTTGGCCTCAGCTGCGTGGGCAGTGGCCGCCCCGTTCGTTTGTGATCTGGTTGTCCGTTTTGGCACCCTCATGCGTGAGGTGACGGTCTGGGCCATCGACTATATCCCGCGCCTCGCAAAGCAGGCGCAACCCGCCCGCCGGATTGGGATGGCCGCGACGGCTTTGAACGGTCGCCAAGTCGGCGGTGTGCGCGTCCACGGCTTTCTGGGCCGCCCGGCAGTGCAGATGCTTGCAGGCTAGTTTCCTATCGTTTGGGCGGGGGCGGTTTTTGATCGCCTCGCGCCGCCCCCGGCAACCATTTTCGCAGTAATGAGGAAACCCCGTGACCTATGCCACCCAAGCCAAACTGACGGAACGATTCGGGGAAGCAATGCTTGTCGCTTTGACTGATCGTGGGGCCGTCGCGACCGGCTTGGTGGACGCATCAGTGATTGCGCGGGCGCTGACCGATACCGACGCGATGATCGACGGCTATCTTGCCACGCGGTACATCCTGCCGCTTTCGGAAGTGCCGCCAAACGTGACCGATCTGGCGCTGCAAATCGCGATCTACAAGCTGCACATCAACACGCCCGACGACAAGATCAGCAAAGATTATGACACCGCGCTGAAAATGCTGCGGGATTTCGGCACCGGTACCATTCGCATTCAGGCGGCAGGCATCGAGCCCGCATCGAACAACGCCCAAGGCGTGCAGGTGACGGATCGCGAACGACCCTTCACCGCTGACAATATGAAGGGCTACATCTGATGGACCTTGAGCCCATCATTCAACGCCTGAAGGACCGCGTGCCGGATTTGGGCCAACGCGTCGCCGGGGCCGCAGAATTCGCCGTTCTGACCGCATCGGGGAACTCGCCACAAACCACGCCTTTCGTGCATGTCGTTCCTGCTGCGATCATCGGTGGCAAGGCCACGGCCGCGACGAGCCTGTATATCCAAAACATCGACGAATACTTTTCCTGCATCCTGACGTTGCGCACTCAGGACCCCAGCGGCCAACGCGCGCTGCCCCGGCTGTCGATGCTGATCGATGACATCATTGCAGCGCTGGCGGGCTGGGCGCTTGGCGGCAAGGTGGGTGTGGTCGTGTTCCGACGCAGCACCTTGGCAAAGGCTGAGACCGGAGCCTTCAGCTACGAAATTTCCTTTTCCATCGCCGACCAACTGAGGATCGCCACATGACATCTAGAGACCATCCGCTGCCGACATCTGGCGGCAGCTACATGCGCAATGCCGATGGGTCGCTGACCCGTGTGAACGAGGAAGGCCAGCCTATCGATGACGCGGGTGACATCATCGCCAGCGCTCCGGCCGACGCCGCTCCCGCTAAGCCCGGTCGCTCCGCTCGCGCGGCGGACGTGGGCGTGACCGAACAGAAGGACGTCTGATATGTTTATGCGGCTCCAAGCGCTTCTGGTGAAAGCAGAAACGGTCTATGGCACCGATCCGGTTCCAACCGGCGCTGCCAACGCCATCCTTGCGCAGAACGTCAAGATCAACCCGATGAAGGGCACGGACGTAAAGCGGGACTATGACCGGCCCTATTTCAGCGCCGATCCTACCGTGCCGGTTGGCTTGCATATGTCGATCTCGTTTGAGGTTGAACTCAAAGGCTCCGGCGTTGCGGGCACGGCCCCGGCTTTCGGTCCTTTGCTGCGCGCCTGCAAATGGGCGCAGGTTTTGGTCGCCAGCACCTCGGTGACCTACACGCCGCATTCTGGCACTCAGGAAAGCTGCACAATCTACTGGTATTTGGACGGCCAGCTTTACAAGTTGGTCGGCGCGCGCGGCACTTTCAGCTACAAGCTCAACGCGCAGGGCATTGTCGTGCTGGCGTTCGAGATGACCGGCCTGTGGACGGCACCAACGACGGTCGCCATCCCGACTGTCACGCTGGGCACGCAGTTGAGCCAGATCCCGCAGGTCGCGACCTCTGCCAACACCCCAACCTTCACCTTTGGCGGCACGGCACTCGTGTTGCGCAGCGTCACTTTTGATGCAGGCAACGAAGTTAAGCCGCGCTTCTTGATCGGATCGGAGTCGATCATCATCACCGATGCCAAGGAGTCGGTTAAGTTCACCATTGAGACTCCCGCTCTTGGCACCTTCAACCCAATCGCGGTTGCGGCGGCGGCAAGCACGGCCGCCATCATACTGGTCCACGGCACCGGCGCTGGCAAGATTTGCACGCTAAATATGCCGGCTGTTCAACTCTCACGCCCTGAAGGGCTCGATGATCAGGACGGCATTGTCGAAAACAGCTTGGCGGGCGTGCCATTGCCCGTCGCCGCCACCGGCAACGACCAAGCGTCGTTGGCTTTTACCTAAAAGGGCTCCGCGATGAAATTTATTAAAAATCGACCGTTTAAGGCCACTGTAAAGGTGGTGTATCCCGGTATCGAAGTGACCGCCGATAATAGCTTTGTGGGGCACTTCATTGCGTTCGACCGGGACACTCTGAAGGGGATGGCCCTTGGCACTCCCGAGCTTGAAGACGCCTATCTCGATAAGGTCTTTATGGGCTGGGAAGGCTTGGTCAACAGCGACGATGCGCCCTTCGATGTTAATCCAGAAAACCGTATCGCGTTGCTGGGGGACATGGCCGTGCGTGCGGCCCTCTTTAACACCTTTGTGCAGGAGCTCGCTGGCCAGCGCCGGGGAAACTGATCTGGGCGGGTGCCGGTTGGGCGCGCGGTGACTTTGCCCAAGATAGACGCGGCCCCACCGACGCTGACCGTCTCGCCGAATCCGCCCGCGTCTTTGGGCTGGTGATTGAAACTGACGATGCCATCCATGCCGATGGGCTTTGGGAGGATCATTTGCCAGCGTGGCAGGCGTGGTGCGCGGTGTCCAGCCAATGGCGCACTGCGCCGCTCTCCGGTCCAGGCGGAGCCAAGATAATTTGGCTGGGCCTCGATTATGGAGCCGCACGCGCCGCGCTTCATCTCGCCGGACTGACTGTAACGCCCGACACTTGGGCAGATGTGCGCGCCATCGAGAGCGGCGCTATTGAGGAGCTAAACCGTCGTGGGTGATATGCGCGTCAGTATGCTGGTTGAGATGAAAGCCGCTGCCGCGCGGGCGGAAGCAATTGCTCTTCGGTCTGATCTCGATAGCTTGGGCAAAACAGCGCTCGCCACGGGCAAAGATGCAGGCGGTGCAGCCACCGGAGTTGACGCACTTGGAGCCGCTGTTGGTAAAACCGACGTTGAGACGCTCAGGGCTGTAACCAATACGGTTGAGTTCGACTCGGCGGTCGCTGCACTGCGCACTTCCATCAACCCGCTTGCTGGTGCACTCGAGCAGGCCCAAGCCGCAATCCGCAATGTCGCGACCGCCGAAGAGCTGGGCGCGTTGACTTCAATGGAAGCGGCACTGGCGCACGATCAGCTGACCCGCTCTGTGGATCGCATCATCGCCAATATGGCGCAATACGCATCCAGCGCCGATATCGCCGCCGCCGCCAATGCGCGCATTGAGACCACTGTCCAGCGCCTGATCGCGTCCAATACCGGATTGGTCGGATCGACGGGAGGCAGCATCGCCGCACAGCTTCAGCACGGTGCAGCGCTCGATGATCTACGCGCCCGGTTTGATCCGCTGTTTGCAGCATCGCGCCGATATGAACTTGAACTGCGCGAAATTGCCGAAGCCGAACGCTTGGGTGCGATCTCCGCGACCGGAGCGGGACAAGCTCGTGAACGAGCGGCGCAATCGTTGGCCCCGCTCTCCGGGCAACTTCGCCAGGTCGGCACTGTGGCGCAGAACACCGGAGCGTATGTGACCCAGCTTGGCTTCCAAGCCAATGACGTCATGGTGATGATGGCAGCTGGTCAAAACCCGATGATGATGGCGATGCAGCAGGGCACGCAAGTCAGCCAAGTCTTTCAGATGATGAAGAAGGATGGCATGTCCCTCGGTCCGGCGATCCGGGGAGCGCTGATGTCCATGGTCAGCCCAATGTCGTTGGTGACGATGGGTGCCATCGCGCTGGCGGCCTACGGAGTTCAAGCCTTGATCGGGCTGGGGGACGAAGCAAAGAAAGCCTCGTTTGACCTGAAAATCCTCAAGGAGGGTGCCGGAGAGGTCTCGTCGGTTTTGCAGCGTATGCAAGGTTTCAACTTTGCAAACACCTTCAACGGGATGAGCGCCGACGCGACCACCATCCGCAATGAGTTTGAAACCATCCTCGACGTGATCGAGCAGGTTCAAGCCGAGTCGCTGCAAGCTGCCATTAACCAGATGCGGGATGCGACCGGACTTCAGGACGCGATGAAGGATTTTGCGTATCAGTCCGACATGGCTGGTCGACTCGGAAACGAAGCCCCCAAGTTCGAATACATGGGTCTTGACAGCCTTTATGAGGCTCGGTTTGTAATGACGTCGATCAATGAGATCGAAGGGCAAACGCGCGAAGAAATCCTTAAATCTGTCGACGCCACGGCTGAAAAGCTGATGTTGATGGGATTGCTGACCCCCGAGGTCAAGTCGCTTTTGGCCACTATGGCAGAAGAACTTGGTCTGCAAAATCAGATCAACGAGAGCGTCAAGGCCAAGGGCGGCATTGTCGACAAGGCAAAAACCTCGGCTGCGGAGATGACAGCCCTGCTGAATGCCGAGGCGGGCATCGTACTTCTGACGGCGAAATACGGCGCAGACAGCCTTGAAGTATCTTACGCGCGAGTCGCTGCCGAGCGGGCGGTCCAAGTGGAGTTGCTGGCTTCACGGGGCATCACAGGTACTTTGGCCGATAAGGCAATGCGCGCTTGGGATGCCGCCCGAGGAATCGCGGCAGTCAACATGGCGGCCGGGATCGGTGAAGCTGCGGAAGAGACCAAGAGATTTGCAGCCGCAGTTGCACACGGGCGGCAACAATTTGCGACTTTGTTTGGTGTCACCACTATCGTCACAGATGGTTTGAGGCTTGCCGGAGATGAAGCGGATCGGCTCGCAGCTGCGGGCCCGCGCGGCGGCTGGCTGTCCGGAGCGATTGCGGATGCATCTGCGCTGGGCGGAGCACTTTGGGACGCGGCATCGGCGGCGGTCTGGCTGCAAAACAACAAGGCGGGCGGCACTGTCGATCTGGCCAATCAGTACCGCTCTTACGGTCAGGGGCGGGTCTTAGGCGAGGCAGCAGCGAAGGAAGACGGTGCGCTTTACGGTGGGAATTACACCGACATCCAGCTGGGGCGCACAAAACCCACATCGACTGCGGGTGGCGGCGGCAAGAAGGCCGAAACCGACAGCGTCCTTGAACTGATCCGGGCAGAAGAGCGCGAACTCGCTGTGTTGCGCGAAACCGACCCGGTCAAGCGTGAGCTGCTGGAAAAGTCCGAACAGCTTAAAGGTTCCACGACCGCGCAAAGGTCCGAACTTGAGGGCCTGATCCGCACGCGCATGGCCGAAAAGACCGCGCTGGATGCGACTAAAGCGGCGCAGGATGAGCTTAACTCTACTATGAAATCCGCCTTCACCGGCTGGCTCACTGGCGCGCACAGCTTCAAGGATGCGCTGGGTCAGATCATCGGCAAGATGGCCGAAATGGCGGCAAGCTCGGCGTTCGACATGATTTTCAATGGCTCGGGTGGCGGCGGCGGTGGGGGGCTCTTTGGCGATATTTTGGGCTCCCTTTTTGGCGGCGCGCCGAAGAAAGCCGACGGCGGGCGCATCGGCGGCGCTGGTGGGCCGCGCGAGGACAATCACCTGATCGCGGTCTCCACCGGCGAATACATCGTCAATGCCGCAGCAACCGCCAATGCGCTGCCGCTTTTGGAAGCGCTCAACGCGGGCATGCCGCTGGACCGGCTGATAGATTTTATCGGCGGCAGCGGCCCCCGTGCCTTTGCCAACGGCGGCGGTATCGGCGTTGGATCGTCCGCACCAACGTCCTGGTCGCAAGCGCGCAGCGCCTCGTCCAGCGGCGGTGATGCCGAGGGCTCCGGCTCGGGCTCCGGCCCGCGTGTGCTGGAGCAGCACATCCATATTCATGGGGCGACCGGCAATACCGAGATCCGTCAGATGGTCGCTGAAGGCGTCCAATATGGCATTGAACTGCATGACCGCGAGGTGCTGCCGACCCGCGTGATGGATGTGGTGAACAATCAGCGTGTGATGGGGCGTTAGAAATGGCTGTCAGTTTTCCCTTAGATGCCGCGACGTTCATGGATCAGCTGCTGATCAAGAACATCAAGTTCGACATTCCCGAAAACGTTGAAATGAACATGACGGGCGGCGGCGAGCTGCTGCGCGCTGATCTTGCGCCGATGCTGTGGACGGGCGATGTCCGCCTTGGCCAGATGTTGCTCAACGAAGCGGCAACCGTCCAAGGTCTGCTGGATCTGCTGCGCGGTCCGGCACGGTCATTTTATGCCTATGATCCTCGCCGCCCCGCGCCTTTGTTGGACCCGACGGGCAGCGTACTTGGCGCAGCCGCTCCGACCCTGCACACCATCGGAGCCAACAAACGCGACATCCGCCTGCAAGCCTTGCCCACTGGTTATCGCCTAAGTCGGGGAGATTATCTGGCGTTTGACTATGGCACCGCGCCGGTGCGCCGCGCTTTGCACCGGGTGTTTACAAGCCTTGTGACCACGGCAATCGGTGGCATCACGCCCACCTTCGAGATCACACCGCCGCTGCGTGATGGCGCGGCTGTTGGTGCCGCGGTGACCTTGCTCAAGGCGTCCTGCAAAGCGGTCATCGTGCCCAATTCGATTGACACCGGCAACAGCGCCAAATCGGTGACCGATGGCATGGCGTTCAAGTTTCAACAGAGTCTGAGGTAGCAATGCGGTCTTACACAACTGCCGAACTTGCCTATCTGCAAGCCCGCGACTCATGGAAAGCCCGTGTGTTGTTCTGGGTGCGTCCGCGCGACCGTGCGACTGGCTTGCGCACCGGCATGGGGTTCTGGACCGGTGAAGAGGATGCAACCTTTACCATCAACGGCGAAGAGCGGCTTTATCGCGGTGGCGGTGCTCTGAAGAGCATTGACCCGATTGTCATGCAGGCAGGGCTTGTGGTGCGGATGCAGCGGGTGGCGTTGTCACCGTTGTTTGACGAGGTGAACTTGCTTTTGCGCAGCATGGACGCTTGGCGTGCTCCGTCAGAGATTCACCGCGCCTTCTTCGATCCGCTCACAGGCGCGATGATCGCCACGCCAAAACGGTTGTGGAAGGGCGTAATTGATCGGGCTCCGATTCAGACGGCCGCGATTGGTGGCGACAGCAAGGTGGATGTCACGCTCGCCAGTGCCGCCGAAAGCCTGACACATGGCTTGACGCTCACCCGCAGCGATGCGGTGCAATCCTTGCGTGGCGGAGATCGGTTCTACCGTTACAAGGATGTCAGCGGCAGCGTCAAAACCTCTTGGGGTGAGATCAAAGCCGGAGGTCCGCCGCCTCCACCCCGCGTTCCCTACGTCAATCCCAATCAAGACCGTGGGGGGAGCGACAGATGAGGTATCCCGATTGGAAACCCCGCCTGATCGACCATGTAGGTTCATGTGCGCAGCTGGCCTTTGAATATGGCAAGCACGATTGCGCATTGTTCGCGGCCGGGTGCGTCGCGGCAATGACCGGTGTTGATCTCGCGGCCACATGGCGCGGCAAATACACCACGTTAAGAGGCGGTTTAACGGCTCTTAAACGCGCGGGTTTTGCCGATCATCTGGCCTTTGCTGCCGAGCATTTTGAAGAAATCCCGACTGCCTTTGCCGCTCCCGGCGATCTTGCAGTGCTTGATGGGCCTGAAGGCGCTGTGCTGGGAGTCGTCCAAGGCGAGGGCATTTATGTCTTGGCGCTTTCTGGGCTGGGCACTCTGCCGCTGACCCATGCGCGCACCGCGTATCGGGTGCCATGATGCGCTATTTCCTGACGCTTTGCTGGGCTTTGCTGGCCTATATCCTGACGGTCTCTGAAGCCTCGGCCGGGCCGGTGTTCGTGGCGCTGATGGCAAGTGGCGCTGGCTTTGGTGCAGCGCTGGGTGCCACCGCCTTTGGTACCTTCATGTCCACCATCGCGGGTCGACTGCTCACCTCGGTGGCGTTCAGTGCGCTCAGTCGCGCCTTGGGTCCAAAAACCAAGCAAAACGCCTCGGGCATCACCACCTCGCAGACCGCAACCGGCGGCACCAATCCGGTGGGCTTTGTGCTGGGTAAATATGCCACCGCTGGGGACGCGGTTTGCCCGCCGATGACGCATGGCAAGGTGGACAAAACCCCAAATGCCTATCTGACCTATGTCATCGCCGTGGGAGACGTCGCAGGTCAAACTCTTGATCGTGTGGCGATCAATGGCGCTTGGATCGATATCGCCGCCACCGTGAATGGCGACTACGGCAACGACCTGACGGGCATCTATGCGGGCTACGCTTGGGTCAAATACTACGACGGCACGCAGACCGTCGCAGATCCAATGCTGCGGGCCAAATATGGCAGCTATCCCGAGCGGCCGTGGCTGGCGGATATGATCGGCACCGGCGTGCCTTATGTGATTTTCACCTTTCGTTATAACCGTGAGGTCTACACTGAATTTCCCTCGGTGCTGATCGAGAGTGGTGGCATCAAGCTTTACGATCCGCGCAAGGACACCAGCATCGGCGGGTCTGGTGCGCATCGATGGGGCACACCTGCGACCTATCAGCAGTCCACCAACCCCATCGTCATGGCCTATAACGTCAGCCGAGGCATCACCATCGCAGGCTTAGGCGTTTGGGGCGGGGCCATTGAGGCAGTTGATCTGCCGACCGCGTCATGGTTCTCGGCGATGAACACCTGCGATGTCACCACAGGCCCTGCGGTGGCGCAGTTTCGGGCAGGCTATGAAGTGCGGGTGAATATGGAGCCTGCTGCCGTCATTGAAGAATTGTTCAAGGGCTGCGCGGGCGAGATCGCGGAAGTCGGCGGCGAATTCAAGGTCCGCGTCGGTGGGCCGGGCCTGCCTGTGATGTTCCTGACCGATGACGATATCGTGGTCAGCAAGGCGCAAGACTATGATCCGTTCCCGCAGGCCGACGGCCGCCAGAACGGCATCGATGCCAAATACCCTGACCCTGCAGTGATGTGGATCGCGAAAAGCGCGCCCTCGCTCTACAATACCGCTTGGGAGACCGAGGACGGCGAGCGCCGGGTGGTCGGCCTCGATCTGCCCGCCTGCCCATACCCCGACCAGGTGCAGCGGATCATGGCCGCTTACATCGCCGATGAACGTAGGTTCCGCCGCCACAATATGACGCTGGCACCCGATGCCGCTATTTTGGAGCCGCTGGACGTCATCAGCTGGACCAGCGCCCGCAACAGTTACACAGCCAAGCTTTTCGATCTGGCGCAGCTGGCCGATGATGTGAATACCGCCCTGCAGAGGGTTTCGGTGCGCGAGGTCGATGCCGCAGATTTTGTGTTCACCGGCAGCTTGATTGCGCAATCGACGGCGTCCTCGGCCTCCGTCATCGCGGCCCCGCAGGTGCTTGATGCATGGGATGTTCAGCCGCTCGAGGTGGCCGATGGCTACGGCGTGCCGCGCAAACCGGGCATTCTCATGACGTGGTCTGCCACCGATATGGATGCGGTGGAGGCCGTACAATATACGGTGCGGGTCAAAGATACTGGCTATGTTGTAAAGGTTGGGACGGTTTCTGACGTTGATGGGGGGCGGATACCGCTGACCGATGGCATTGTCCTGGGCGTCACCTATCAGGCGCAGGGCATTCCGGTCGCCCCAGGGCGTGCCACCGCCTGGTCAGCATGGGTCGATGTGACCGCACCGTCGATTGGCATTTCGACCGCGGATGTGAGTGATGAAGGCTTCAACGCGAGCGTTCTGAAATTGGGCAAGATCCAAACCCGCCTGCTCGAAATCACTGAGCTTTTGGAGATTACCGATACCGGCGCGCTGTCGGTCGGCAAGGACAGCGCATTCGATCTGTCTCAGGATGGGATATATTTTGGCCGAACTATGGGTGCTGGAGGCGTAGCTGGCTTTGGCCTGATCGCGGGTAAAAAGATATCAGGCAGAGACCAGTATGTCCAAGCGAGCGACCAGACAGGACTTAAAATGGTCAATGCCAGTCACTTCGTGAGCGGCACTACCCTTCCTACCGTGGTTATCAAAACCGCCACAACCGCCAAAACAGCTTTGCCTGTTGGCACAAAAGCCTTCTCGTTCGACCTGATCGGCGGCGGTGCTGAAGGTTGGGGGGTCACAAACAACGGCTACAGCTTCGCCTATCAAACGGGCAACCCAGGTGGCGACACCGTCGTGAAACTCTATGACGGCACCGTGCTCAAAGCCACCTACACCGCAACTGGAGCGAATAACGCTGGAAACGGATCAACAACCAGTGGGCAAAGCAGCTCTCTGGCCTCTGGCGGTGCTGCGGGAACTTCTAACTCGGCTGCGACAGCGGGCACTTTAGGCGCGGGCGGTGGGGGCAATTATAACTCATATGACACCACAGCTGGTGGCGGATCGAGCGGCAATGTGACCACGAAAAGCGCCACGGCGCGCGGTGGTAAAGCGAGCAGTCTTGTGGACATCGCGTCTGTTGATCTCAGCGGATATGCAGCTCCAGCGATTGAGATCATCATTGGCGCTGGCGGTGACGGTGCTGGTAACGGCGCGGCGGGCGGCGGCGGGCGGGTAAAATACTCGTACAGCATGGCGGTGGACATCAAAGCCGATGTGGTTCCTCTGACTCCGACAGCTACCGGCTCGTTCAGTAAAGCGGCAAGCGTCAATGGAACTTTTCCGAACTTGGGTGCGGGCATCTGGGTGCTTAGAACAAACTCGGACACCATGCTTAACATAGGCAATATTCAGGTAACTGTCGGCCACGATATATGGGTCTGGAATACGAATTTGGTTACTCTGATTAGTGATAAGACTCCAACGTGGACTGCATCCGCCAACGCCCGCACAATTTACTACACCTTCTATTCAATGGGGAGTTGGGGCGCTTGATGATGCAAATTTGTTATGACGCGATCACTGGTTTGATCCTGTTCACGGTCGATGGCGACGAGGTTCCTGCCGGTATCGGAGGGGCTTGGGTCAGCGTTGCGGCGCAGGAACTTGGCGATCTGACAGCGTGGCAGGTGATCGACGGTCAGCTTGAACTGTTCAATCTTGAGCCTGCGCGCTTGGCTTTCAGAGCTGCCGTAAACACCAAACGGTTGCAGGTCATCACCGCTGGCACAGATGTGGAGATCACAGGCCACGGCACCGTTGCGCTGCAAGGGCGGCCGGAAGACCAGACCAGCCTTCAGGGCTTGGCATTTGGCGCGCAGCTTAGGCTCAGCGCGGGCGACAGCTCGACGCTGATGGACTTCAATGATCGCCAGAATGTGCTGCATCAGTTGGCCCCCATGCAGATGATCCAGCTATGGCAAATGGGCGCAGCTTTCGTCTCGGCCATCTATGCGCGGTCCTGGGCGATCAAGGAGATGGACCCCAGCAGCACCGATGTTGATGACCCTGCTCTGTGGGTGATCGGGGCCTGAAAATACCAGCCTCATAAGGAGGCCGGGGGGTGCACTAACACCCTCCAGCACGGGGACTATCCGCCAAGACAAGCCCCGCCGACCAAAAGAAACATATGGCCGCTCCACCCCTCGAGAGGCGCGGCGAAAGTGGGTCGATTCTACATGCCGGATCAAGAGATTCGTTGCTGCGCCTGTGCGCGGTTGCTATTTAAAATGCAGGCAGGGGCGCTGATTGGTGCCCTTTCCGTGAAATGCCCGCGTTGTCGGGCGTTCAATCACTTGAGGCCGCCGAGCCCGAACCCAGAGCGCTCCTCCGCGCCAAACCTGTTCGGAGCCAAAACTTGAAGCCAGTTACCCTCTCGCCGATCACACCCGTTCGCCCGGTTGCCCCGTGGCTCGGCGGTAAGCGCAACCTTGCAAAACGCATCTGCGCGCTGATCGACAACGACATCCAGCACCGAACCTATGCCGAGCCTTTTGTCGGCATGGGCGGCATCTTCTTGCGGCGGACACGATGTCCGTCTGCTGAGTTTATCAATGACCGGGGCCGCGACGTCTACAACTTGTTCCGGGTGCTGCAGGAGCATTACGTCGCCTTCCTCGACATGCTGCGATTCCAGATCACGACGCAGGCAAACTTCAACCGCCTGGTCGATGTGGACCCAGATACCCTGACCGATTTGCAGCGCGCAGCGCGCTTCCTTTACCTGCAAAAACTGGCCTTTGGTGGCAAGGTTTCGGGCAAGAATTTCGGGCTGGCTGTAGAGCGGCCGGGGCGCTTCAATCTGACCACGCTGGAGCCTGATCTGGAGGCCTTGCACAGCCGCCTATCGGGGGTGACGGTGACCAGTTTGGACTTCGCCGATTTCATCCGCCGCGTGGACCGACCCGAGACGCTGTTCTATCTCGATCCGCCGTATTGGGGCTGCGAGGGTGACTATGGGAAGGCTCTGTTCAGCCGTGAGCGGTTTGAAGAACTGGCGATGGTTTTGGGGGCTTTAAAGGGGCGTTTCATCCTGTCTTTAAACGACGTTGAAGGCGTGCGCGAAACCTTCAAAGCCTTCCGATTCCGCGAGGTGAAGACGACCTACACGATCGCGGCCAATGGGGCGGTTCCCGAGCGGGCGGAAGTGTTGATTTCGAACTATGAGTTGGGGAGCATTTAAGAGGTATCTTCCATTGGGAACCGGATTGCATCTGCCGGGTTGTGCAATTGCACTCCAAACATTTGCACTGTCGGCGGAGTGTAAGGCGCGTCGGACCGGACCCTCGAGTTCTGCGCGCCTTTTTGCCAAGCAGCAGCTCGGCCGAGACTTTACATCATGAGCAGATAGACCGCCCCTGCGAGAACGCAGTTAAACGTGAACAATACGATGGTCAGGCGAACGTCAGTCATGGCGATTCCTCCCTCTCATACCGACGCCCACATCATGCGCTCGCAACTTTCAAGATCAACAAAATTCAATTTACTCGGCTAAAAGTTGCGAGGTTCGGTTGGGCGGCTGGCCTCATACGTGGACCTAGCCGATGCCGCCAGTAATAGGGCGGTCGCGGAGTGCCTTTAAAAAACTGGAACGCGCGTGAGGTCTGCATGTCGCTTGCGACTCACGCCGGTTCTGTGATTGTTCTTCTCGAATGACGCGCAGAACAACAGCTCAGGCGAAAACGGATGAAGGCGCGTTTCCCGTGCGCGTCTTCATCAAGGTGCCGACTCTGGGGTTCGGCACCTTGATGACGTCGATGTATAGTTGGCTCGATAAGCACGTCGGTCGGGCCAGCTATGCGTTACACGGCGGGGGTCGGTCTGCAATCGGTGACACCATCGCGACTTACTTTCGAGACCCGAGGCACGCCTCTGCTTTTCTGATGGCTTTTCCGACCCTAGAGTTGGCGGACGCAACCATGTTGCCCACCTACAATTCGTACCATGCACCGCACGGTAACGCCCCAGATGAGGATCTCGAAGTGTGCAATCTCTACAACCAAACAATGGCTGTGGACGCGATGCGCCAGCTGTTCGCAGGCCTAGAAAACGGCACCGGCAACTTGGAGCCCGGCTCAATTTACCCGGATCGTCTCGCTCCCATCATTCGCCACAGACCTGATGGATTAGAGCTGGTGCGTGCGCGCTGGGGCATGCCGTCTCCGCCTTCCGTTCTGAAAACAGAGTGTGACCCCGGTGTCACGAACGTGCGCAATTTGAGCTCGCCACATTGGCGGCGCTGGCTGGGTCCAGCCCACCGCTGCCTTGTCCCTGTGACATCGTTTGCCGAGCCTAAACCGGGCGCCAACCAGTGGTTTGGACCTATCGACGAGGGCCAGCCGATGTTCTTTGCAGGGATCGAAGTGCGCAGCTGGAAATCGCTCCGCAAGGTCAAAGATGGTGAGACCGTCGACGATCTATTCGCATTTCTGACTTGCGCGCCTAATGCCGAGGTCGCGGAGATCCATCCCAAGGCGATGCCCGTCATTTTGACCAAGCAAGCCGAGTGGGAAACCTGGCTGGGCGCGCCGTTCGAGATGGCCGCACAGCTGCAGCGGCCGCTGCCGGACGGAACGTTGCGGCTGTTGGACAGGGCCAATTGA